CTGCGCCAGTGTCAGTTCCTTCGGCACCGCATTCTCGGGGTAGATGACGAGTGTTGCGCCAGGAATGGGGTTATCGGGTTGTTTGAGCAGGGTGATTGTGCCCGAGACGGTCAGGGAGGACACTGATACGGATAAGTCAGAAAATGAGACATTCCACCCAGTGTTGAACACCGGGGACATGTTGAACGCGAAGTACGGACCGGAGGTGTCTCGCGAGACGGTGGCGGTACTCGCGACGACCAACTCGCCGTCAACAACATACGACAAAGTGGCGGTCCCTGAAACAGCAGATGTTGAGGGGCACCGCAAGGTGACGTTGGAATATGCGGATCCCAGTTCGCTCTCCCACTGTAGGAATGCGGAGGTCGGTTGTGCGTACGCAGGCAGGAGGGTGTCGTTGTTTGCCCAGAACAGGGGGGAGGTGTTGACGAATGTGTTGACAGGCACATAACGCCAACCAACTACACCGTCGGTGCTCGATGTGATGTTCAGGGGTGCGCCAGACAGACTGAAATCCTCGACGGTGTACGTCGCCTGGAAGGGTGCGTCATCGAAGAGCAAAGAGTATGCGACAAGGTAGCGACCTGACACCAGACCGACATTCTCGACGTTGACCAGTGCGGGATAGACAGTGGTTCGACCTTGTCTCCAGACAATGACACCACCCTGAATTACCAGGTCGGTCCGTGTTGTCGAGGGAGTGACCTCAAGGGAACCCGTGCCAATTGTGGGCACACCCCACGGTGTGAACACGTATCCGATTGTGCCATCGGCATCGAAGTCAATCTGATATGTCTGTGAGACCGACGGAAGTCTGTGATATACTGGTCTGCCCCCTGGCACCCACTGCGTCGGTCTGACCTCAAGGTTGTTGGCAGCGATATACTGCTCTGAGAGGGTCTGCGTATTTACGGTGGAGACTGTCGTCTGAATGGGTTGGACGCCACCGTTAGTTGGTGTGAGGAGTTGCGCCATCAGAGTCTCATTGTACCATCGCGATATTGCGGTGGCGAATACGGATACGAAGTGCCTGTGTACCACGACAACTGGGGCACGATTTCAAGAGTCGAGGCATTCTCCCAGACGTACAGTTGCTGTCGCTGGTTATTTGTGAACCGTCCGCTATTCTTGGGTACGACAGTGATACTGGCGACACCGAGTTTGATAGCAGAGACATCGCGTCCGAGTTGCGACAGGATGGGTTCTTCGCACACATACTTGTTGACATATCGCAGCAGGTTGCCTGCGTACTCCTGAATCCTGGCAGTGTTTGCCACCGTGGTTCCGGTCCAATCGACGACCGTAGGAAGTGGAGTGAACGCACGCATGACTCGGTACAGGTTCTTGCCGTCTTCAGAGAGGATAGTGTCCTCTGCGTATTCTGAGTAGGCAGGGTCGAAGTACGGAACATACTGCGAGTACTCGAACGAAGGGTCCAGCAACTCCGGAGCACTCTCGGAGATTACGAAGACCCCGGACTGAGTGTAGATGTAAAAGGCGAACAGGGGAGTGACGTTCGTGGTCGCAGTGTACGACAGCACACGCGAACCTTGTCTGAAGAAGGTTCGGTCGCCAGCGAAGAAGGTAAACATGCGCACTGGCATCCTCCCAGTCCCTGCCGTCAGGAACGACGCCAGTTCGACCCTCTGCTCGGAGGTTGTCGCAAGAGGAATAATGAGTCCCTCGTTAACAAGGTCCTGCGACCTCGTGCTGTTGGGTGTGAAGTACGTCGCAGCGATGAAGTACTCGGGCACAGCAAGATGGTCAGCGCGGTACTCCAAATACGTGCCGACGGGGAACCGGGGACTGTACTTGTACACAGACAGTCCGTTGTCTGCGTTCTTGACGACGATCTCTTTAACGATGCCCTGCTCAACGAGAGTGTCGAAATACGCACTGACTGTTAGACTGTCCGGGTTGTACGTGAAGTCGGAGACGACATAGGCATACTTGACGACTGCCCCGTCGAGCACGTCGACGTAGTAGTAGTACGGGTCAATCTCTGCCGTCGGACCCGACCCGACCTGTGGAGTGAAGACCCACGTGCCTGCAGTGTACGAGTCGCCCGAGGTCAGTTCTGCAGGTGTAACGGGTGACCCGACTTTCGCTTCGCTTTGCGCCCCTGCCAGACTGTTCGTCGACGGGGCGAGTGTGAAGTTGGCAGAGGTAACCCACACCAGAGTGCCCGGTCGCTGAGTTACAGAAACTGTCGACGGTTGGGCAGGGACAAATTCCTCCGGTGCGTAGTCGTACTGGACTATCTGAGGGTTAAAGGTGCCGTCAGGGTCGTTCGACTGGTACGTCGACCCGACAGACCACGGAGTGTAAGTAGTCGCCGCTGAGACCCTACCAGTGGCGATAAGTTGGGGCACCTCGGTCGGTGTGCTGATGACCAGGTTGGACAGGACCACGTGCAGTTGGTTGTCGCCACCGTTCGCAGAGGACCAGTAAACGACGTCTCCCTGCAAGAACTGACCGGGAGTCAACAGTTTTATCTGACGCAGTTGCAGGTTGCCATAAATAACCTGGTCGGTCTTCGCAGCAGAGTACGGGGTGAACGACTGCAGAACAGGGTAGAACACGTCGCTCGGTGTCGTTGTGACGACCAGTCCGTTCTGTTGGTACAGGTACTCGCTCGGGGCGAAGCTGTAGACTTGCGTGTACGTGGCAGCACCCGGTTCAAGCAGCGCTGGCGTGTTGTACGCAGACGAAGACGTAATATGAGGGTCGATGAAACGCACAGTCGCGTCAAACGTCGAGTAGAAGGCAGCATCGGCATCGCTGACTGTGGGGTCGACAGTAACTGGAAACACGTTGCCGGGTCTCAGCACCTCGAAAAGTCGGTCACGGAAGTTGAGGGACGAGTCCTTGAGGTTGCCACCGAAAGGCCCGTTGGCATCGACCTCCACGGTCAGGTCGTATTGCACCTGGCTCAGAGTCATGGGGTACAGGTGTGCCTGGTTCTCGACTGGCACGGAGAAATTGACGACCGTCTGACCCCTCTCGAGTTGGTCCTGCGTCAGTTCTTGCCCGTTGGGGCCGAGCACGAAGAACGACACTTGACCGTTGGGCAGAAGGTAGTCGCGAAGGTAGTTGTAGGTGCCCTGGTTGGGTCGGTTCGGTTGGACCGAGGTGTAAGTGCCGTCTCCGTAGAAGTCCAGAAAGAACCCACGCCAGTCCTCTGCACTGACAGGGTTGCGACGGCGAATAAGGGAGAAGAAGCGACTCTGAACCTGATCGAACGTCTCAACATCGCTGCCACCGACCGCAGGTTGGGGGTTGGTCGCTGTCAGTCCGGGAACGTTGACCGCACCTGTGACAACGATGGTGTTCGCTGCGCAGTTGTACTGTGACCCGACGAACTGCGACGAGACTGTGACCTGAGCAGTGGTCTGACCCGCAGGGATGACTTCCTGCTGCGAGGTGATGAACGAGATGGAGGTGCCACCAGTCAGGTTCTGGTTGGTCGAGAACGTGGTGCCAACGGGGAGAACTGTGTCGGTGTCGCTGGGGGGAATAGTGACGGTGAGGCGAGCAGTCGAAGCAGTCCCTAGACGGCGCATCGCGCCCAGGAAGGGACCAATCCACTCAACCAGGATCTTTTGTGGTAACTGGTTTGCCCAGAAGAGAAACTCTCCCTGTGAGAAACTGAGACCCTCCAGTAATGCCGCAAGGGGGTTTCCCGAGGAGAAATCGTTGAGAGTCTGATTGGATGCTTCGTATACCCTTTGAGATGCCTGTTGAACGAGTTGTGCCTCGTTGCGGGGGTCAATGCTTACAGATGGCAGAGGCGCATATCGTGTCATTTTCTACCTCAGTTTGGGCAGATGATCGTGTTACCGCCAGTACCTACAGAATAGTTATTGCACGCAGGATTGGTTGCAGAGTAGTAGACCCCATTGTCAACCTCCAGACCCTCAGCGATTGCCGTTACCTGGTCTGCGAGGATTGCTTTCGTGATGATATCTGAGTTGCTCAGCGAGGCGAACTTCTGCGCAGTTGAGGGTGCAGGTGTCCCTCCTGCGTAGAGATACTTGGCGTTGGTTGTGTAGTTTTGAGGGGCATTCGCACCGTTGCTGTTGCTGGGGTTACCCAGCACGTTGGGGTCGTACCCGAAGTTGAATAACCCCGTGACAACCTTAGTGCCAGTGATCGGGGTGCCACTGATATACAGACCACTGATTGCCAGCGAGGGTTGATCCGTGCCCAGGGTAATGTACCTGGAGTCAAGACCGTTGGAACCGCCAGTGACCAGGGAGTTGAGACCCAGAGGGTCATAGTGCCAGTCGAGCGACTGGCCATCAAAGTAAATATTCTGGGCACCGTTGAGCCATGCGCTCGTGACGATGACACCACTAGAAAACTGAGTCTTTGTCATGCACCCTACGGTCGCCTTTCTTGACAAGGTTTTACCCTTAGTTTCAATCGCTCAGCACCAACTCCCAGTGCGGGTCGCTCCGAAGGTTGATCCAGGTGCAGTACTTGCCGTTGTTAGAAACAACAAACACCTTGTCTACGAGTCTCTGCTCCACTCTGACCGCAGGGTTGTTGCCCATGGTATTTGTCAGACGGTTCTTCGCCTTGGCGGAAAGAGGCAGGACACGCATACAAAAAGACCCCAGAGGGTAACTCTGAGGTCAGTATAGCAGGTTGAGAGAAGAAGTAAACCCTGACGCAAAGGTCAGGTGCGCTCCCAATAGTTAACATTAAACGTAACTTGAATCTCCTGCACGTTTCCGCTTTCTCGATCCACATCGGCAGTGTTGATCGATACGAACTGGCACTCGTAGCAAATGTAAGCACCGCCAGCGGGGGCAGAACCCCGACCACTGCAATCACGAGGGGTGACTGTGATGGTGATGGGGTTGCAGTTGTACTCCAGCCAGAAGGTCTCCAGTGCCTTGAAGATGGTAGGATCGTAGGGAGCAGTCAGATCAACATTGTCCGCCTTGCGAGGGCCAACAACGTGGAAAATGCGGTTCCCTGTTCCGTTAGCGTAGTCGCTGCTATCTGAGGAATCCTTGATTCCTCCGAATTTGGTGAAGACAGCAGTAAAGGTGGGACCGTTCAGTGCGGTGAACGACACCTCGTACTGGCTCTTAGTTAAAGGGCGCAGAATAGCCATGGTAAGAACCTCCGAGTAAAGGGCTCAAACGCCCAGGATGTTCGTAACCATCGCTCCGGAACCGATCAGGTTGGTGGCACCGAGGCCGACCAGGTTGACCACACGCTCGACGGTGATCTCAGCACGAACCACACGACGCTCACGCACATAGTACTCAGGACGCACGGCAGGGGTGCCGGTCAGCTGGTAGGTGTAAGCGAACGCAGGAGTGGCAGCGTTGGCGCCACCAGCAGGCATCACGGAGTCGCTGGGGCCGTTCGGGCTGTAGAACAGCAGGAGGCCATTCTCAGGGAACACGGGCAGCAGTTCACCGGACTCGGCCAGATAACGACCTTCGGCAACACGCAGACCACGCTCGAGACCGAAGTAGCGAGCGAGCATGTCGGTGTCGATGCTGTCAGCGGTGGTGTACTTGATGCGCTCGAGGATCGCGCTGTTGGTCAGCAGCTCATCGAACACAGCGGTACCGACCACCATCGAGTTGGGGCGGATGCCGATCTGGTTAGCGACGGCACGCTTCAGAGACAGGACGTCTTGGATCGGGTTGGAGGTCAGGGCAGACCAGGCAGCGGGGCTGGCAGCCGAACCGTAGGCAGTCTTGAAGGCAGCCCAGTCAACGAAACCGAGGCCGGTCTGGGTGCCAGCGCCAGCGGTGGGCTCGTAGGGGTTGTAACCGGCAGTCACGGTGATGGCTTGCGAGACGGTGTACTCGTAAGCATTCATCAAGCGGGACATGGCGTTGCGAGTTTCAATCGCACGCAGGTCAACCTGAGCGGGGCCTTCGCCAGCGTTCTCGATGGTTTCTTCGGGCAGTTCCCACGCAACCACTTCTTGCTCAAGAGCATAAGGCTCCGAGTCAAAGCGGCTCTGGACGTAGGGGATGTTGGTGCCATAAGCACGACGGAAGTCGTTGATGGCGAATTGCTCTTTGCCGAAACGCAGAATGCGGCCAGCACGGGTGGGGGTGTCGACAACGGGCGCGATGAAGTTGGCGATGTTGGTGGCAGGGAGCATAAAGCCCTGCGCCAGTGTCGTCAAAATCGGGTCAACGCCAGCGTATGTCTGGCTAAGGTTCATCATGGGGAGGAGTCTCCGGAGTTAAACGTCTTCAAAGGCTGCCGAGCAGCCCCTTGGTCTTACGCCTGAGAACAGGCAGCCAAGAGGCGAGCAAGGCGATCAATCAGTTGAACGCAACCAGCACGAGGGCGCGACCACCGATGCTGATGATCTCGCGAATCAGCGGGGTGGTGCCGTCGAGGGTCACAGCCACGCCACCTTTGGCAGCTTGACCGAGATCGTTGATCTTGAGCTGAGTGTCGAGGTCGGCGGGAGCCACGAACAGGTCGGTGGGGTCCACTTCGAGCAGAAGCAGGCCGCTGGTGGCGACAGTCAGCTGACGAGCGGTGTAGGGCTGAGCCAGGGCGGTGGGCATGTAAGCCTGGTTGACACCGACGATCTTGTTCACGCCAGCGGGGGCAGTGAAGGCGTCGGGGGCAGCGGCGTAGTTCTGACCAGCGAATTTGGCGTAGGCGACAGCGCGAAGCTCGCCCACTTCCACAACACCGACGTCGCCGTCTTGGTTGTCTGCGGGGGCTTCGAAGGTCTCTGCGTACCGAATGTACTGGCGTCCGTAAATCGGGGCGGCATTTGTGGCCATGTTTTTATCCTTTAGAGTGGACTTCAATAGTTTGGTTTGCTCTCGGAATTGTTTTGTACCGAGTTGGTGTGAGAGGTTTTACCCCCCTCAAGGTATTCACCGGTACTCAATGCGACAGCGACAGCGGTCATAGCACTGGCAGTCTCGACCAGGCATCGGCAGGGTTCCCATAGGTTGCCACCCTGCGTTGCCGAATGCTACACAGTCAGGACACACTTTGGCGTCGACCAGAGGTACTCGCCGCATCTCTTTGTACCCTTGCTCTTGTTTGACGTAGTTGTCCCCAAGATTGAAAAAAGAGTAGGCAGGGTTAGCGATGTATCGAATGACGCGACCGAGCAAACCAGGCCAGCTAGATACGCCACCCTCAGCAAAATCAACAGTGGTGTCACCCTGGCGGAGAGATCCGTTGTCAATCGCTTGCTTCGTCTCGTTCAAGAATGTTGTCAGGGGTGGGAGCATATCTCCGACGACCGTGGGCCATGCTTTTTCCATCTTCGCCTTGGGGTTTTGGTTTTCGGTGGCAAGATAGACAGCAGCAAGAGCGGCAGTTATGGTTTTGTCCACCATCGTCCGCTCGTACTCCTCAAATCGCATCTGACGGTCACGAAGACCCTTGACCACTGCCTTTGACTCTTTCGCCATCTGCTCTTCGAGACGGTCCAGAGTCTTGTACTTTGTGGCCAGAGACTTCGCTTGATCGAAGTAGTCTCCCCTCCGCTTCGTGGCGATGCCAACTAGAGAGAGGAGATCCACAACTCACCTCAGGAGAACATGGTCTTCTTGAGAGCCTCAACATAGTCGAGTTTGCCCTCGGACGCAGCCACCATCTGCAGAGCAGCAGTGTGGGGGTCAAGGTCCTGCTCGGAGTACTGGAAGGTGCCACCGGGGACGTACTCGCCGTAGGAGACCATCGGGGGCAACTTGCTCAGAAGACCCAGCAGTTTGGTGGCGGCAGTCTCACCCTCGCTGAACTCAACCGTGCCAAACTCGAGACCCTCGCAGTAGTTCTGCAACTCGCTCTGGGGCATGACACCGTCGGTCAGGCGACCCTCTTCGTAGAGAGCCTCGACGAATGAAGAGATCTGACTGCGACGAGCGCTGATTTTGGCCTCGCGGTACTCGTTCTTGATTCGGTCGTTTTCCGCCTTCAGTGCTTCCAACTCGTTGAGCATCTGAACCATGAGGTCAGCCTCAGAGAAGTCGTCCTCACCGTCATCCTCAGACTCGTCGTAGGTGGAACCGAATCCAGTCTTCGTGTAGGGGTTCTTCTTCTCGCCGTGCTCCTCGGAGAACACACCACCAGACCGCTTGGTCTTCTGGTTGGGGCCACCCTGGTAGTCGCCCAGTTCGCCTTCGCCGTCGCGGACATCTTCGGAGTAGGCTCCATCAGGTCCGGTGTGCTCAGCAGCTTCGTCTACTTGATCAAACTCACCGGGAGTCAGCTGAGGTTTGGTGCTTTTCTTCTCGCCACGGGGCACCTCGGCGAACGAACCGTCAGGTCCGACCACCTCGGCAGGGCCACCCTCGAACTGACCGGGCTCCAGCTGTCCCTTGCGGAACTTGGCTTTGCCCTGTTGGAAGTCGCCGTCAGCGTCGTCGTCCTCGGCGTGGGCTGTCACACCCAGTTCAGAAGTCTCTTCAGCAGCGATAGGTTCCTTGAAGTTCTGGGCCACCTTGGGGGCAGTCCGACCGTCGCTGCTCTTCTTGCGAAGAACACGCATGTCGTGGTCGTCCATAACGTTCTCAGTGTCGACAGCGAACACTGTGTTGTCAGGAGACTCCTCTGTCTCGGTGGGGAACTTGGTTGGACCACCTGCGCGACCGGCAGCACCGTTGGCAGTCTTGGGCGAGTTGACACCGTAGCTCTTGGCATCGGTGTCGTACTGGTCGTTGTTCATGGTGCGCTCCTCGGCTTCGCTCTGACCGGCCCAGCGAGACTCGCCGACAGCACCCTTGCTGCCATCTTTGGCAGTGCGCTTGCGGTCCACTTCCTGCTCACCATTTTTGGCAGTGTTCAGACGGTCCTCGTCCTGCTCAGAACTGCGGGCAGTGTGCATGCGATCTTCGCCGACAGCACCTTTACCCTCTTCGCCGAGAGTCATGCGCTTGGCGTAGGAGTCGGAGTCTGAACGGGCAGTGTCCATGCGGTCCTCTTCCATCGTTTCACCCTCGGGGTGTGTGCCGAAGTGGACTTTGCCACCCGAGACGGTTTTGTGGCTCACTTCCGCGTGCTCGTCAGCGAAAGGGTTGCCGCCCTCTTCTTTGTGGCCTTTGGACTTGGCCTTCATCTTCTCGGCGTTAGCCTTGAAGGCAGCGGGCATTTCGCCGTGTTGCTCGTCGTAGACGTTTTCCACGATCTGCATAACTTGGCCGTTAGCGCCGTTGGTGCGCTTCCGGCTGATTTTTCCTTTGTCTTCCATGAAATGTTCCTCCGGAAACTGGTCTTCAAGGTTTGCGATTTGCTGAGTGTTCTCAGTGAAGTGTTGGTTGGTTCCCTGCTTGTCGTTTCCTCCGTCAGCGGGGGCGTCCGCCTCAGTGGCGGGGGTGGCGTCGGCGCCAGCGTTGTTTGTGTCCGTTTGTTTTTGGTTTGCTGTCTCCTCCTCAAGGTCCTGAACAGCCGAGGAGACGTCCTTGCGGACCTCGTCCAACTTCTCTTTCAGCATTTCGAGGGGACTCTTCTCGACGATCATGGTAGGACCGAGTTCGTCGTCGAAGATTTTGTCGAGAGTGAGTGCGACCGCGAAGTCGAACACTCCGGACTCCTCGTTGAAGTTGAATGGCTCGAGACCCTTGACAGCAGGTGGGGATGCACCTAGCAGTGCCAGGTGACGAGCAGACCATTTGC